CGAGCACTGGCATCTTGATTCAACATCTTACCGTTTTTGTAAATTTCAAACCGATTGGGTTTAATTGTACGAACAACTCTAAATTTACTTTGACCAATATCAAAAAATACTTCTACCCGACACTCTCGTTCATTTACCGAATTGACCAGTTGATCTTTTTTGATATTACGAAACGCCTTACCAAACAAACCAAAACACAAAGCATCGAGCATTGTTGATTTACCCGAACCGTTATCTCCAATAACCAATGTTGTGTTATGTTTATCTAATGATATTTCGGTTGGTCTATCTCCAGTGCTGAGAAAGTTTTTATATGTTACTTTTCTAAATAATAGCATCTCTAAACCATGTTGGTACTTCTCTTGCTTTCCACTTAGCAAATCCTGATTTTTCACCAATGTAATATTTGCGATAAGCCAAAACTGGATCTTCACATTTGTATTGGTCTGGCATACACTGTGGTGGTAATGTAAACTCACCCTCTGGTATGTTCTTTGGTAAAATTGACAACATATCTAACAGTTCAGCACTCTTATGTACTTTGCCATAACGATATGTGTATTCGCCAAGCAAGGCCTTAAATAGTTCATAGTGCCATAGATAGTTTTCTGATGACTGACGAGTCCACACTGTACTTGGATGATTGAGGTGTGCAACCTTGTACAGTTTGGCTTCTTTATTTGCATCTGCCATTTCCCAGTGTTTCATATTCTTACCTTTAGCAGACAATCTAAAGGTTTGTTTACCGTCAAGATATCTGTGTACCGTAGACAACATTTGGCCTGACTCGACTGGCATTTTAACAGCGTGCTTGTCGCAATGCATTTCGGCTGCAATAACGGGATCTTTATGTAAGTAAAATGTATTCATTCTATTTCCTGTGCCTCAATGTATAAACCCTTTAAGAGTTTATTCAGTTTATTTTTATCTAGTACCTTACTTTCAATTTCATCAACATACTTTTCTAACAAACTCATTGTATCTTCAATCTCATCAAGTTCTTCATCTGCAATAGAGTTTGGATCAAGGTCACTAAAATCCTCAACAATCTTTAATTCTAGAAAGTTACCTTCATTATAACATCTTTCTAAGAATCTGTCAAAGGAATAGAAATCATTTTTTTGAACAACAAATATTTTTACATAAGTGTTTTCATATTCAGACAAATCAAAATTGGACATATCCTCTTTCGTATCATCGTAAAATATTTTTTTAAATAGATGATTAGGATTCTGATAAAATTTAAACTCGCGGGTGTCTGTATCATAGATATGAAACCCTTTAGCTGAATTGTAATCATTCCAAGTTATCTCATAAGGTGCACCCAGATAACGAATGTGGCCGTCATCTTGTTGCCCGTGATAGTGACCAGAAAATACTCTTTCATATCTCTTGAAAATATTTCTATCTAGTCCGTGATCGCATACAAGGCCCGGCATTATCTCATTGCCATTTACTTCTAAATGACCCATAGCAACATCAGCAGAAGCAGAACTGATAACATCTACGGCTTCTGCATAGTGTGCTGGAGCAATCCACGGAATAAATAAAATATCTGCACCACCAACATTAGCAACTTGTGGAACATCTTCATACAAACTAATGTTATCATACTCCGCACAAGTCAATGATATGGAGTTTACATCATTGTTATTTTTAAAGTAACAGTCATGGTTACCAACCACCATATGAATATCAAATTCACGAGCTGGTTCAAAAAACATTTCTTTCGCTGCTTTTAGAGAAGCATAATTAGCATACTTCCTGCGATCAAACACATCGCCCAAATGAAATATCGTGTCAACTCCTTCCCGATTAAGTATTGGGAAAAAAGTCTCTTCGTAGAACTTTCGTTGGAACTGTGCAAAGGAAACATTATCATTTTTACCGCCATAGTGTGTATCTGTAATTATCGCTACTTTCATACTTAGTTATCATTATTAAAGGTATATTTATCTAGCATATCCATAAATGCTTGTTGGTAATCTCGTTCATCATCATGTGCCTGAACAGAGATACGGTGTTCGATGTTAGTCTCTTTTAACATTTTTTCTTTAATAGATTGTTGTTTCTTTTCTTTTGTAATACGTCTAATAAAAGCATAGTAGATAATCTGAGTAAAGTAAGCAAAGGGGTTCTTTGATTTTTCTGGATCAAACTTATCTATATATTGTAAACAGTTTTCAATACCGTCACTAATCATTTCTTCACGATAGGTGTAGTTGATAAAGTTTGGACGATATGATAAGTGATTAGCAATCTTTAGAATACATTCACCGAGATAGTTACTGATCTGAGGAGTAGGAGCACCTGCTTCTTCTGCCTCTTTGATTAGTTCTTTTCTCTGTATGATTGCTTCTAGAAACTCTTTATTATTAACATAATGGATTGGTTTCTTTTTCTCACGGGCCATCTTGTGTCCTCCTATGACACATAATCCCCAAACAATCCAATGATTACTTCAACAGCATCTTCTAATTTGTTTAGACGCCAAGCAGCATTGCATTTGATTAGGGGATGATCTAACAACTGGTTATCATCTGAAACAACTATCAAAGGTTTATTTAGACCAATAGTCCAACCGATCTCTATTAGTGTTCCAATAGAAGGTCGTCTATCGTTATATACTTTTGGAAGGTATGCCAACACCAAATCACTGGACATTGTATCAAGCCAGTTCTTTGCGTTGATTGATCGTGGGTCACTCCACAACTTATCAACTGCACCAGGTTCATCATACTTCATACCCGGTTGCACTGGTTCACATCGTAGAGGTGAGATACCAATAATGTTTCCGTTAGATGCTTCACGGAGATCATTTGATACAGCATCTCTCCAAGCTGTTCCTTCTTTTTTGTTTAGTCCTGCGATTGGTCCCGCAAGATATATTACCTTCTTCATTAATAAATGCCTTTTTTGTTCCGACATCTATAATAATAACAGTTTTATAGGTTATTGTCAAGGATAACTTTATTTTTGTTTTACCATTGACAGATTGTAATTTATATGATACCCTAGCTGAGTACCCTGCTGAGGAAAATAGAATCCATTATTAATGGAGTATTCTATCTTTATTACTTTGTAATGTATCTTCTTCATTATATTCATCTTCCACTTCATCATCACCTTCCATTATAGAAACTAATTTATCCATATTACTGTTTATCTTTTCTAGAACTTCCTCATCGGTTTTACCATAAGATTCCATTGCATCCATTTCACTTTCTTCTATTGTTTTACGAGATACCATTTTATAGTATACCATAACTTCAGGAGATAAATTGGCTAATCCGATAATCTTCTCTTTATCTATAATGTATTCTATGTCGTTAGTAAAACTAATCCATCTTTGTAAGCCTGTATGTTCTACTATATCATTGCCATTGTTACGATACTTAGTTTTTAATACTTGCATCGGACATTCTACAATCACACTATTATCATCTTCACCTAAAACTTTACAGATAAGATCATCTCCATTTGTCAGTTTTAAAACTTTGTAATTAGTGTCCATCATACTATTTATTCTTATCTAATTTGACTGGAACAATGTCATAATCAAATGACTGTTCGCTATATATTCGTATTCTCTCTTGTAGGTGTTTTAGAGTATAGTTATCTTTATTATTATAACGGAGGTCGTCGGCTATGTCAAAGAGTTCCAAATGATCTTTATCTTCAGACATTCTTAAACCACGACCCAAACTTTGCAATATCTTTACTTGACTTTTGTATGGTGATGCAAAGATAATGGCGTGTATCTTCTTAATGTTTACACCGGTAGAGAATGTTCCATAAGATGCGACAATTACTGCATTATCATCATTCTCTACCAAATGTCTTACCTTTTCTCTATCATCTGTGGGTGTTGCACCATAGATAAGATGAACTGTTCTTTTTTCTCCACAATGGTCAACAATCATATTACATAAAGGTACCAGTTGTTTCTCAATGTACTGAGCCAAAACAAGTATGTTACCTTCTGTAGCACACACCAAACTGCGAATAAACTGATTACGTTTCATGTTCGTAGATAGAAACTCCATCTCTTGCTGATAGGTCTTATCTTTCATCAATCTTCTATCAAACTTATTATGTTCTAGTACCAATACTCGAATATGCAAAGGTGATAGTTGTTTCTTTTCTATCAGTTCGGAAGTGGTGGTAACTTGTTCATGTACAGAAAACAATCCTTCTAGTACAAGACGATGAACATCTGTGCCATCAAGTGTGCCTGTAAGACCAACACGATATTTGCAATTATGCAACTTGGTCATAATACTCGTAATAGATTTAGCTTTTGCTAGATGGGCCTCATCAACAATAACACAGCCAAACTGTTCAAAATATCTTTTGTCTAGTTTATAGATTGATTGCCATGTGGAGATAACAACTTCTTTTTTTGTATACTTCTCTTTACCCGCATACAGTTTATGGCAGTGTTCGTCAGGAAACCATTTATAGTCGGCGAAGTCATTATACATCTGTTCGACTAGACCTGTGGTAGGAACAATAATTAAAACTTTCTTATCATAAAGTTTTTGAACGTAATATCTAACAAGAGCATAAATTATAAAAGATTTTCCACTACCTGTAGGAGAAAGTATAAGACCACGATGGTTAGTAATGATATTATGAACTGCATCGATTTGATAATCGCGGGCCCGTATTTTACCTTTTTCTAAGGATCTTACAAACTTTTCCGTAATAGATTTTATTAAAGTTCTTTCTTCAAAGTCGTCTGAAAGTTGATATTCATATTCGTTTTCTTTGAGAAATTTTTCGACATACGGTAATAGTCCATAATAGATTTTACCATTACCAGGAGAAAATAACCTGATTCTACCGTCCCACATTTTGTTTCTAACAGACGGCATAAACTTCGCGTTAGGAACGTCGAAGCAAAAGAATTCCGACAATTCCCGAGCAATGTCTGGATCGCATTTAACACGAATATATGCTTCATTGAATTTTTCAATAAAAGTGGACACAATCAATCACCATGAAGAAACTTTTTCCATTCTATAGTATTTCTTATTGTCCAGTTTCGATTATTAATCTCCTTCAGTATTCTTTCTAGATATTCTACTATTTGTTTTGTATATGCAATTTTTTGGCTAAGTTGTTGCAACTCGCCATCTGAATCTAAATAAATGCCAACATCAGCCTTCAAAACTTTTAGATCAAAAGGTTTGTCTCTGTAAATTTCTGGATTAGCTTTACCAGTATAATACTCCCACTTCATACGATACATTACTTTATAGTCATCATTCAATTTCTTATACTGCAAAGATTGTTGAGTAAAATACTTTAAATACTTGTTGTGTATTTGCGGTGTGCGAATAGACTCTAGGTCTAATTCCGTATCATCTATTTTTAAATCACGTTCTACTTCTACATAAAGTTCTTCAATGTTCATAATATATCCATAATGTAAAGGTGAAGCAGTCAGAGGTTGTCAACCTTTAACTTAAATATGCTTCCACGAATAGTGAGAAGATCCCTAACCTATTTTTATGAAAACTTAACTGCTTCTAATTCTATTTATCTTTAAGATTTAGATGGTGTTACATCAAACCAACTAAAAGCAAAAGAAACTTCGCAAGTTGCATATACAATATCAGTTTCTTGTTGACTATATTCAATGTTGCTTAAAGATAAAGGAAAAGCATCATACATAACCACATTAGCAACTGGATTATTTTTACTTGTCAAAATAGACATTTGAATATCAGTATATAAGTTTCTATCACTCGCAGATACTTCGGCCGTAGCACCTGTATCCGTAGTATCAGATTTCATTCTTTTAATACTAATTCTAGAATTTCTTGATCTATCAATGTTATCAGGTCGTTCTAGTTTGTTAAATTGATCTGCACCACTAAATGGAAATCCAATATTCTTTACCCAGTTATACATTTCCATATAGTTTTCTAGTGACTCATCTACAACAAATGACATATTAAAATTGTCATATTGTAGTTTATCACCAACTACAGCAACATCAACGAATGGAGTATATTGTGATGCCTGAGACATACTAACACCAGGAATATTAGCTCGCACTACAAACCATTCTGTTGTGGGAAATATGGGCAAGTAAATTTTAAATTGATTATTTTGAGAATAATCAAATGTAGAAGGTTGCCTTGATAGAGGATTGACGGAAGTACCAGAATCTACTGTACTGGTACTACCGCCGTATTCTCCGACCCTTAGATCAGTTGCTGCCATTATGCAGACCAGCCAGAACCGTTAAGTGCCATTTTAGTATATTCGATTACAAATGTACCATTACACGCTGCTGCGTTGGTTAAAAGAATATCACTTGTTACTGCTGTTGATGAAGTTCGACTACAAGTAATTGCGGGTTGTCCTGATGTGTATCCGTATGAACCACTGCCTATTAGAACAAAAGCATTACTAACTCCACCTGTGCCGCCCCAACTTACAATAACTCCCGCTGCGGGGCTATCTGTATTCCAATAAATTTTTGAAATTGCTAACAGTGAACCTGCAACCCATCCAGATAAATTGGAAGCGTCTACTACAGTTAGTGGACTACTGTTTGTGTCGGCCGTCATTGTAACGTGTGTCTGACCACGCCAATCTGTATCCATTAATTTTGTGATGGTGTTTGCCATTCTATTTTCCTCATAAAGTTTTTGGAGCGGAAGGCCTAACTCCTGTTGTACAATACCTTCTCTTTAATCAGGACTATTTATCAATTCCAGTAGACAAAAAAAACTCCCACCGAAGTGGGAGTTTGAAATAAAGTTGCCTTTATTTTTATTTTTAATTGCAACTCTTACATCAAATTAGCAATCTGGACCCTTCTGTAATATACGTTAGCATTTACGGTTCCAGAACCGTCTGTTGCAGCTGAACTTTCTGCGAAAGGATTGACTTGTAGACCATAACGTGTCTTGAAGCCGATCTTTGGCTGGAAGCTGTTCTCACCTACTGCACGAACCATCTGTAGTGGGACGTATGGGCAGTAGAAAAGACCTGCGTCATATGGGGAAGTACCCTTATAACCAACAACATAGTATTGGTTAGCAGAAGCACCTGAACCACTGTAAGGAACACCCATGTTCATGTAAGGATCAACATAGACCTTGAAGCGACCATTCAATGTACCAGCGAATGTGTTGCCTGTTGAGTCAACATTGAGGTTATCAGATAGACCTGAAGAATAGTCCAAAAGACCTGCCATTGTAAGTGCAGAAGCAACGTCAGCAGAGCAAAGGATGATGTTACCCTTTCCGCGGCGTGTGTCACGAGCAATTACGTTTGCATCACGTTCGATTGCGAACATAAGACCTTTGAATTTTTCAACTGACCATCGACCGTTGGAGTCTGTGTTCAAATCGAAGATACCAGCGTTTGTGGTGTCGCTAGCGGCACCTTGCTTGGAGTTACGATAGATTGTACGAACTACTTCACGGTTGATTTCAGCAAGGATCTCAGAACTTAGAATGTTAGCAAGTTCTGTCTCAGCATCTAGACCATGAATGGCTTTAAGATCCTGAGCAAGTTCCATTGTGTATTCAGCTTTGAGAGCCCGTGACTTTGCAGTTACGGTTGCTTTCTCAATACTGAATGCCATTTCGGCAAAAGCATTAGCTGCACTGTCGCCTAGGGCTTCAGCAGCGGTTGTTGTCATGCCTGTACCTGTTGAGAAGTTACCAGCACTTAGAGCTTTAAGTACGTCAGAACCTGTATGAGTACCTGTACCAGCAAAAGCGGTATTGGCTTCATTGAACAGGGCTTCTGTACCAGCCTGTGATGTGTAACGTGCTTTCATTGCGAAGATAAGTCCTGTAGGACCAGTCATTGGCTGAACGCCGCAGATATCATAAGCAATTAGTGAAGGCATTGCACGGCGAACGAGCGAAATTAGGATTGGATCCCAGTTTGCTACACTTGCGCCTGTTGCGTTTGTTGGAGCTCCCTCTGAAAGAAATGCTGCATCTTCTTTCATTGCTCGCTCTTGGTTTTCTAGAATTACAGTAGTAACGGCCCGACGATAGCTATCCTTAATCTCGGGAAGATCAGGGTGCCCTAAGACTGGCTGCCACTTTTCCTGTAGTTGTTCCGTTTGAAACATTTTAGTTTTCTCCCTTTTTTTGTGTAAAACTTAAGCTTCCGCTTTTCCACGGAGGTGTGTTCGTGAAATAGCAGACATATAAACAGCCATCGAGTCGGACAGATCAACTTCTTCTGCTCCTTCTGTTACTGGTGCTGCCGTATCATCACTTGTTGTTATTGCTTTAACTTTTGGAAAATATGATTCCTTGATTGTTTCGACTTTCTCACGAAAATCTTCTGCGCTCGTGTATTCAATACTTTCTGTAAGTCCAGCAAACTTCTCTACTTCTGTATCTGCAAGATCAGAAGCAACATCTAGTAGAATGTCTGTTCTGGAAAGATTAGCATTCTCCTTTGACAACTCAATATTTTTCTCTAAAGATTCGTTCAACTTATCTTCTAACTCAGCGACCTTCTCAGATGCTGCGTCAAGCATATCAAACTGTTCTTCAGGAACAGAAATATTGTGCTGTTCAAAGAGACCCTTCAAACCAGTCATAAAGCCTTCTGCGATTTCTGCTTTGAGCTTATGCTCCATAGCGAGTTCGTTCTGCCTCATCCATTCTTCTACGACATAGTTGAGATAGTCATCGACTTTCTCAGCCATATTTTCTTGTGCTTCTTCGATTTGTTGTGCGAGTTTTGCTTCGTACTTTTCTTCCAGATGTGTCATCTCTTCTTTGAGTTTCATTCGGATAGCAGCTTCAAAAATTGTTGCAGCCTTCTTCTTAAACTCTTCCTCTAAACCGTCTGTTTCGGTTAGAGCAGAGACATCATCTGAGAGATCCATAGCAGCGACACGCTCATCAATCGACTCTTCCTCAACCTCTGCGACCTCGGGTGCTTCTACGATAACCTCATCTTCTTCTACTTCAACTTCCTCAACCTTTGCGGATGCATCGGATGGTTTAGTTGTAGGAGGAGAAGCTTTTTTGACTTTCTTAGAAGCTTCCTTACCTGGATCACTTTTGGCATCGGGAGACACAACAGCAGCGCCCATGTCCTGCACTTCGCCTTCTAGCTTATCGCCTTTCTCAGCTGGTGCAGCACCCTTTTTGGGGGCATCTGCGGCTACTTCGTCTAGTTGCGTATCGGCAACGAATTCTTCGTCAGCAATCTGCTCTAGCTCGGTGTTGATATCTGTCATTATTGGATAACTCCCTTATTGTTTTAGAATATTATTATTTATCATATTTAGATTTTTGACATGAAATCTTCAAATACTTCAACTCGTTTTTCAACTTGAGCAGAACGTTTTGCATATTTCACCTCTAATTGTCTTTTATATGATTCAATATCCATTTCTTTGATAATGCCGTTGTCCCAAACCCACTCCTTACCTTCCATGATGCCTTCCACGAAAGCATTAGGAGCAGAAGGATCTGCAACGATGTCGGCCGCAGTAGCCAAATAAAAATCATCTTTGACGACCTGCATATCTCTTTTAGGTTCTAATGAACCCATACCTCTTGACGAAACGCCAAGTTTGGCACCCTCATCAATAAGATTCTTTACAATTTTTCCGTAAGGTGTATCCATTACTTTAGCTTCGCCGATGAAGTTTTTACCATCAGGATAAAGATCAGTAATCATGTGGGATACTCTTTCTAAATTTACAGTTGGACCATCAGGATGTCCCAACTCACCAAAGGCTCGATTTTGGCTAATATACTCTTTGTTATATCGACCAACTTCTTTTTCTAATACAGACATTGGATACATACGACCATTACGGTTTTTCATCTCTGCCTGCATGAACACACCTTTAATGCGATAGTTTTTGTTACCACCTTCTTTTTCTTCGATGAGGTATTCAATACTATCAACGTGTTCGGATATAAGTTTCATTATTCTTCCTCTACTTCAGCAGGGTCTCCTGTAATACCCGTGTCTACTGGTTCTGCTGTTGGTTCTTCAACAGGAGCTGAATCAAACGCTGTTCTTGCTAAATCCATACGGGCAGTTTCCCAAGCATCTTCTCTTTTTGCAGCTAAAACTTGATCGAAAACATCATTAGCTGTGTTAAGGTCACCTGTTGCAACAGCGCTGATAATATCTTTTGTTGTTGCCATAATAATTCTCCTTTATTGTTACTCTAATATTTATAAATAGTTTGAACTTGAGTTATAAATTATTTTAATCTGGTGCGTCCATATCTTCACCAGCATCTTGATCTATCTCTCCACTATTTTTTTCTTTTTGAATTTGGGCATCAATTTGTTGCATTTCTAACTCGCTTTGTTTAAGAATATTTTTTCTTATCCATTCAACCGAATAATATGTACCAACATATTCAGACACACTGTTAAGTTGATTGATGCGAGATTCTAAAAGTTCTGCATCTTTAAGTTCGAAGAAATGATTATCATCATTGAAATCGTAAATGATTCTTTCTTTGATAGTGTCCCAATCTTCTGGTGTAATGATACCTTTCAATACACATTGAGTTTTTAAAATGTCATGGAAGAGAATAGAAAATCTTTTTCGTAGTCTTTGAATAAACTTAGTAAACTTTATTTCGTCCCGTGTAATCTCTGCTGATCTGCCCATGTTGAAACCAGAGTCAGACTGCAAACGAGAAATAGGAATGTTAAGAGATTTGTAAAGTTTTTCTTGAAAATATTTTACATCTTCCATTTCTCCAAGATTTTGGCCGCCAGGCAAAGTTGTAATCTCTGTGCCTCGACCACCTTCTCGTCTTGGTAACCAAAAGTCCTCTAACATCGACATTTGATTACGATCATCTTTGACTTCACCCGTGTTGCCATCGTATACAACCTTGTTACGATATCGACTCATCACATCTTTGAGATAAGCTTCTGCTTTGGGTTTTGGTAAATTGCCTACGTCAATATAAAAGATTCTTCGTTCTGGTGCTCGACTGATGCGATAGATAACTGTTGCATCTTCCATCATTCGCAACTGATTTACAGGTTTGATTGCTTTATGTAAATAACCATAAACCTGTTTTGTTGTGGGATTAAAGATACCTGAAGTGGCATATGCTATACTATCGGGTGAAACTTTTAAACCCTGTGCTGCAGATTTGCCTTGACCACTTACACCAACTACACCTGGATAAACGCCCGTTTCGTTGTAAAGATAAAACTCTTGAACTCTTTTAACCAGTTCGACACCGTTGCCAGCACCTTCGCCTTTATCTTTTTCTACTACACGAACCTTTTTGATAAACTTGGGATCGATATATCGTAATTCTGTAATACCTTTTCTTGATTGTTTTTGGTCAACCATTTTGTGATAAAACAAACGACCATCGATATACCATCGTCGGAAAATATCGTGGCCTCGATGTTTCCATTCTAATAGTCTTAGAACTTCATCGAACTCCGTTGAGATTTTCTTTTTGATGGATGTGGAAAGTTCCACCATATCCAAATCAATTTTTACCGATAAGTCAGTTTCATCTGCCGTAACGGATTCATTAATAATATCTTCAATTGCTTGATCGCACTCTGGAGCTTCAGATGTTGTACGATACTTACGAATTAGGTCCCAATCATTCTTTGCTGCCTTATCTAGGTTTACATACTGGCTAAAAAAGCCAGCCCCACCAGCAATATCTAGTGTGCCTTCTTCGTCGGAAGGGGCGACAAAGGATTCCCCCTTTGCCGCCTCTTTCTTCCTCTTTATTTCATATCCAAATAATTCTGCCATATAACTATTTATACGAATAGAATAGACATATTATTTAGACTGTGCCGCCACCACCTGATGAAGTCATGTAGTTGTAGCGCCATGTGACACCAAACTCCTCAACAACATCATTAGTATCATATGCCAAAGCGATAGGATCAACTACGGTAGGCCATAGTTGAAATAACGTATACTCATTGACTGTAGACTCGTTGCGATCCATCTGACGAACAATAGCTTCACCATAGTATTGATCGGGAGCTGTTGCACCCGTACTATCAGAACCCATGTTCATAATTAGATTAGACCACTGTTCAAGTTGACCTCTAAGTTGCCAACCAGCATCAGAGAATACCGTTACTGTCCATGGATCAACGGTACGATCACCAGCAACATAGATTTGACGACCACGAAATGGTACAGCAACTTCACCAACGTTCTGCGCTGGAATCGTTGCAGCACGACAAAGAAATGTAAACAAATCTGTCGTTGCAAAAGGACCACCTGTAATACTAACTTCATATTGGTTAGCACGAGCTCCACCACCGGCGAGTTTTTGAACGAATGTATTTAAATTAGCCATTTTTCAGTTCTCCCCTTATCCTGCTCGACCAACTACTTCACTGAAGTCAACTCCAGTTCGTGTTGCGATAAATGTTAGTGTGATGAAGTTAATCGACCTTGCTGGTTTGATGTAGAAGTCAGCTCGGAACTCATTGTTATCAATGACTTGGCCTGTGTTATTTGTTTCGTCACAAACAACTAGGTAGTCGATGATACCACGGCGAGACTGAACATCACGCAAGTAAGGATCAACCATTGCTTTGAAACTATCACGAGTAAACTGATCGTTGAACTCAAAGAGTACAGATCGAGCAGCAACTTTGATTGCTTCTTCTATTGTAATGAATAGACGACGAACGTTAATACGACTAAATGCGCTGTTACGAGCTAAACCAGTCTTATCACCAAAGAGGATTGTACCCTCACCTGGAAATGCAACAACTGGGTTAATACGAGCACGATAAAGTAAATCACGTTCTGTCTGTGATGGGTTTAGACCGAGACCAACTGTACCTCGAATCTGACCTCTTGTGATGCCGGCGGGTGACCACCATGGATCTTCAAGATAATCAGTACGAGCACAAGAGCCTGCGATGTGTGCATTTAAAGGCACCCAACGATAAACATCATTGTATTTGTCATACTGTTTTGTGTAACCACTATCAAAAACTGTATATGATGAACTTGCTACAGCATCAAAGAATGACTTGACGTTTCCAGCAGCAACGTAAGATTTTGATATATTGACAACATCGCTCTTATCGGGTGAAATGAAACCAACACAATCTTTACGTTTTTCAACGAGGTCTGTAATGAATACAGCATGAGTTGTTGCACCACCATTGTTTACACTGGCAGGACCAGCAATAACTAGATTAACGTCTTGAATATCAGGATCGCTGAAGTGATCGCTGTATGCCTGTTGACGTTGACCTTCTGTTGGAGCTGTTGTACCACCGACACCACCAACTAAACTATTGGCGTCAATAGAGTTTGTTGGCACGGTAAATGTTGTACCAGCAGCGGCACTACCCCAGTTCGTTGCACCTGCTGGATGATCCATCCAATAGATGTAGTTTGAACTTGTGTAGATTACGTCTGCATAGTAGTTAGCATTACCTTCGTCTGTAAGACCGTCAGAAGCTTTAGATACTGCATCAAACTTCTCAAGGACTTCATTCTCAACACCAGAAATGGACGAATCTTCGTCAATAACGATGATGTGCATTTCGTCATTTGAACCACCACGGTCTGTTGCATACTGCGAAGTACCGGGAGCACGTTCAAACTGATCTGCCCAACGCCACTCACGGTCAACATTAGTACCGGAAGCAATTTCCGAAGCAAGGCCTGTTGCTGATGCTACTGGATATCGAACGATTGTAATATCGTTAGTTGCAATAGTCGTTACACGATATTTTTGACCATCTGTTTCTTGAAAGTAGACGATATCGCCAACTGAGAAGCCTGTACCAGATGTCAATGTAATGACTGTCTGACCAGCTGCTTCAATACCGGCTGTTGTTGTTTTTGCAGCTTCTGAGTAACCAGCTGCCGTGTTACAACTTTCAACACGCAGACTATTACCCCATGCACCGGCAGAACGTGCTGCCCATTCACCTACCTCAGCGGAACCATCGTCATAAGGACCAGTAGTACCGTCACCATCGGTGTAATGCATATTATTTTTGATTAGAATTGGTGTACCAGAAACGCAAGCATTTACTGCGCCAGTGGTTTCCATTCTAACGACCTTTAAAGTATTACTATACATTAAGAAAGATGCAGCACTAAACCAATACTGATGGTTAGTAGTATTTGGTTTTCCAAATATATCTACCAACTGTTGTTCGCTTTGTATTGTTACAACTTGGTCAATAGGACCTTTTTCAGCAATAATACAAACGCCACCAATACTGGTTGGTTCATTCCTGACTGAGGTAGTCAGGTCTTTCTCTTTAATAGCAACACCAGGTGAAACTAGATCAACCATTTTTTCTATTTCTCCTTGGTTATTATTTTACAAGTTATTATATAGATTACAGATTCAATTTTTTTATTCGTTATATTTAGTTTTTTTAAGTTCTTCAAACACACATTTAGTGTACTGATAAATAAGAGTATGAACAAGAAAAACACACAAATGCGTGATATTGGTCGTAAACGATGGTTGTTGAATAGTCTTAGAGATTATATATGCCAGTGCGGCGAAGCAGAATTGTGTGTAATGGAATGGTATCCACATCACAAGAAAATAAAATCATTAGTAATGAGACATGGTGCTAAAACCAAACAAAGGCAACAGGCACTTGAGTTGATAGAGAATAGCACACCACTATGTCATAACTGTGCGGCTAAATACAGGCACGGATTAGGTGCGGGTGTTATTTAGTTCCAATCTGGATAATTTTTTACTGGTCGCCAGTAGTCACCGTCTTGATCTACAAAAGGATTTAAATCTTCTCCATAATGTACACCGTCATCAATAAATCCAAACGGCGCCATATCAGCCTCAATAATTTCCTTCTGACTGTCAAAGAGTTGTTTGCGAATATCATCATCGGTTAAATCTTTGAAATACTGTTGGTCAGTTAGCCAAGCAAAAAATACCAGACACATCATCAGGTCATCTGTACCACCATCTTCAGCCTCAAAGGATTGACCTCTCTGAATGAATGTACTCATCTCCACGACGACATCGAAGTCGGGGACTAGTATCTTATCACTTTCAATAAGTTGTTTCAATGTAGAGCATCCTATGCGCTTTAATGACTTAGTGGTACGAATACCTAAATCACTTTGGCCATCGCCAAAACCAGAACTAACTATCTGACCAAGACGACCTTTGACCTGAGACTGTATGATATTTTCGTATGCCATATCGTGATGTAATGCATCTGCTATCTGTCCACCAATATCATTAATCTCTATTAATACTTGAGCATCGTTATATGTCTTTGCGGCTCGATAGATAATGTCTGGAAAGATAAGAGGTTTAATTTCATTACTACGATACTTTGCAACCATTTTATATGGAACAGTGGTGATATCAAATACAACAAACGCACTGTAATCATTTTGAGCACCTCTAGCAACATCAACAGTAATACAATATGAATTTTCTTTTTTAGGTCTTTCCCAAACATCAAATCCAGCACTTCTTTCTATAGGATCTTTATGCGGAATTGTTTGTATCTTTTGAGGTGATATCAAAGTATCAACACTACCTAAAAAAGAACACTCAAATTCTTGTAAAAACTGTTGTTCACTTGTATTTTTGATTGTCTGTTCTTTCCAATCTTCATCTCTGCCTGGTACCTCTGACCAATGCACCTCTAATGGTACAAAATCATTATTGCCATTTTCTGCATCTGTCCACATTTTATAAAACATATTCATGCCATGTGGTGTAGACACAATCATTACTTTAGAAGATTTACCAGAAGAGATTGTAGGATATACGGAACTAAAAAACTGTTCGGCTATGTTATTTGGAATAAAAGCAAACTCATCAAGAAAAATAATATTATATGAACCACCACGAACAGCAGATGCAGATGTTGATGCTGCAAGTATCTTAGAACCATTCTCTAGTTCTAACGAACCTTTGTTCCAGTTCATAACGCCCTGTTGTAACCAACTAGGCAAATGTTCATATGCCAACTGCAATCTAGACAATAAGTCTCTAGCAGTAGATGCCTTGTTAGCTAAAATAGCAACATTTACTTGATCGTTGAATAGAAT